AAACAAGATTCGCCATTTGTATTTAAAACAACTCCTCAAAATAAAGAGCGTAGAATAATTACTGGCGCATTAATGATTGCGGATTTACCAATATATCGCAACACAAAAGACAAAGGAGAATTTAATGTAGTTTTCCGTAAAGAGCAGATTGAAACTATTGTAAAGAAATTTGCCAAAGGAAATTATTACAACAATGTAAATTTGATGCATACAAGCGAACTTGAAGCGCAAGGAATTTATATGATTGAAAGTTTCATTATAGATAAGGAAAGAGGAATAACAACACCATCACTTTTTGAAACTGCTCCCGATGGAAGTTGGTTTGCCTCATACTACGTTGAGAATGATATACTTTGGAATGAGTATATTATGAAAGGCAGATTTACTGGATTTTCAGTAGAGTGCTTTATGGATATTTTATTTGCACCCAAAGAAGATAAATTACAAGCAAGTTTATTATCAATGGCACAAGCGTTTAAAAATTCAAGTAACAAATAAAGATTACAAACTCTTTAATACGAAATCAACTAAACTATATTAAGATGTCAAATCCAAAAACAGAAACATTCCTAAAAAAATTTACCTCACTTGTTGTTGAGCATTTTGCTACCGACAAAATTAATTTCATTGATGTTAAATTAAAAGATGGCACAATGATTACTTACGATGGAGATATGCCAATGGTAGGTATTGCTGTATTTGTTTTACCAAGCGATGGCACAGACAAAATTGCTCCCGCTGATGGTGTTCTTGAATTTGAAGATGGAACTAAAATAGAAGTAAAAGATGGAGTGATAATTGCAGTTATGCCAATGGAAGATGCTGTTGTTGAAGAGGTTGTTGAAGTTGGTATGCATCCAAAAAAAGATGAGATGCAAAATAAAATTCCAGCAACAGAACAATCAGCAAGACGATTAATAGAATCAAATATAAAAGAAACAATTTTTACAAAAGACGAAGTTCTTGCAATGTTTAGTTCTTACAAGAGTAAATTTACAAAAGACATTAACGCAATAAAAGAATCAAATACTGCATTGCTTTCAGCAAACGAATCTTTGACAAATGAAATCGCAAAGGTTTCAGCATCAAACGAAATGCTTGTTAATGAAGTAAAAAACATTAGTGCATTCTCAAAAGAACTTCCAAAACTTTTAGCAGAGTTCGGTGCTACACCACAAGTGACTGCTACTAACGAAGAGAAAAAAGTAAACGCAGAATCTTTCCAATCCACACCGCAATCTAAATTGACAGATGCTGAATGGAAAAAGAAATATATGAAATACTAAATCAAATTAATAATAACAAAAACTAAAACTAAAAAAAATGGCATTTTCATTATCAGCTCTTACCGCATACGTTGAAGAAAACAAAGCGGATTTAATTATGAAACCAATAACTGGCTCAAAAATATTTGACCTTATTGATGTTCGTCAAGGAATCAAATCGGGAATGAAAATTCCTATTTTGGAATCTACTGCTCCCGCTCAAAGTGGTGCTGCTTGTGGTTTCACATCCTCTGGAACAACAACTGTTTCACAAACAACATTGAATACTTCTTACATCAAAGTACAAGAGGCATTGTGTCTTCAAGATTTGGAAGCATATTTCACACAGAAATATTTACCAAGTGGTTCTAAAGAGGAAACTACTTTCCTTGAGGCAGACATTATCAATCGTAAACTTGCAAACATCGCTTCCAAAGTTGGTCAAATGATTATGCAAGGTGGTACAACTTTTACAAATGATAGTTACCTAAAACAACTTAACGGATTTATTTCTCAAATTGATACTGCGGGAAATGCTGTTGCAGCAACACAAACCGCTGGTATAACAACTGCGAATGTTCGTACAATCGTTGAGGAAATAATTTTCCAAAAACTTCCACTTGCTCTTTCTGAAACTGGAGATGAGGTTGTATTTTTAGGAGTAGATAATTACCGAATCCTTTTGCAAAAATTAATGCAAGATGGAGCGTTTTTCTACCAACCTAATGCAGTTAATTTTACTTCAAACGAAATCGTATATCCGGGAACTAATGTAAGAGTAATTGGATTGAACGAGATGAACGCTGGTAATGCAGTTGATAGCGGAGTAACACCTACGCAAGTTAAGAATCGTATTCTTGCGGGTTCACTTAAAAACTTCGTTGCTGGATTTGATGTTCGTGCTGACCTATCGGATTTTGATGTTTGGTTCAGTAAAGATAACCAACAATTACGATTTAATTGTCGTTTCAATATTGGTTGTGTAAATCACTTCACAGACCAAATCGTTCAATACAAAAATCTATAATTCACTTTTGTAAATGGTAGGGGGAATTTTTCCTCCTACCGATTACATATAATACTAAAAAAAAATGGCTTGTACTTTAATCTCATCTTTTGCTTTCGCTTGTAGAGATTCCAATGGTGGAATACAAGAAGCAAAAATTAAAATCTTTGATGCATCGCTTACGGGCATTGCAGAATCAAGTGGTACAGTTACTTTTTCTGGTTCGGGTTTGACTGGTTGGTACACCTATTACTGCGAGAAAATGACTGCTAATGGTTCTGATGCGGGTGCTTTGAGTACACAAAACGGAACTAATGTTTACACACAAACCGCTACTTACATTTTCAATAAACTTCAAGCATCATTCAGAAACGAATTAAAAACTTTGGCACAAGCAAGAGTTCATATTGCGTTGAAAGATAATAATGGAACTGCTTGGTTATTTGGTTATACACGAGGAATGGATTTGACAACATCAACTTCTGAAACTGGTACTAACTACGAAGACAGAAGCGGTTACACATTAACATTTGTAGGAAGCGAACCTAATCCAATAGTTGCGATTTCAAACTATACTGGTTTAATTACTGTTTAATCTTTGCCAACAAATTAATAAAAAGACCTTGCGTAAATGTGAGGTCTTTTTTATTTCAAGTATCATTTGCTTTTTTTGGACTCTTTAATCGTATGATGTATATTACACAAGGCATTGTTAATTCTAAAATAATTACAACGCTAAAAGAGAAACAAACACTATCAGCGCCATATTATTTATTCCGTTTTATTTCAGAGGGATTAAATACGGAAGCAACTTGTGTATTATCATATACAACGCAAACAAATAGATGCGAGAAATTTTCTATCACAGAGGGAACAACTGTTACTCTTCCAACGGGAATAAGTGAGTATAGAATCTACGAGCAAACAAGTTCTGTAAATACTAATTTTCAAAACGCAACCAATACTATTCCAATAGAGATTGGTTTAGTTTATGTTATTGGAACAGCAACAGATACTTACGCACAACCAAGTTATTCAGACACATTCGCATATCCTTTATAAATGGCAGACGAAAATATCAACTCCGATACAATGAGATTTCTAACTTTTGGAAATTCTGACTTACCTATTTTTAGGGAAGTGAAATCAAAAGAATGGATTTACTATGGAGAAAAAAATGATTTTCCTTATTACCTCATTGACCTTTATACTGAATCAGCATACCACAAAGCAATCATTGACGGCAAGGTAGATTATATTTCTGGTGGAGGATGGGCGATAAAAACAGATAAATTAAATACAGAACAAAAGGCATTATCGGCTCGGATATTAGAGCAACCATTTGGCATCTATAATTTAAATGAAGCGACATTACGTTGGACATTAGATATGGAACTGTTTAATGGAATTACGATTCACGGAGTGTGGAGCAAAGATAAAAAATCTGCTTCGTTGAATTATATTGATATGGCAAATGTCAGAACGAATGCTGACGAGTCAAAATTCTTTTATACTAATCGTTGGTTTATACAAAATACAAGTGGCGAAAGAGTAATAAATAATAAACCCGACAAAGAATTAGATTGGAAAGTTTATGATAAGTACGACAATGTAAAGAGAGAGGGAGAATTTATTTACTATTGGAAGGCACCTTATCCAACACAAAAAGTTTATCCTATTCCCGTTTATCAAGGAGCGGTAAGATGGATTAACATTGATATTTCTTTGGCAAAATATTTTTATCACACAGTAGAAAATGCTTTTGTGCCAACCCATCTTATAAACTTTTTTAATGGAGAGCCGTCACAAGAAAAGTCAGATGCTATTGAAAGGAGAATAAAAGAGAAATGGACAAAGCCAGATGGTGCAAGAT